CTAACCGCCAACAACGCGCAAACCGCCACGCCGATCCCGCACCGATCCCGCACCAGACAACACACCCGCAATCACATCCGCCGCCACATCATCACCACCCGGCACGAAATGCGCATACACATCCAAAGTCACCCGCGCCGACGAATGCCCCAATCGACGCTGCACAGCCTTCACCGGCACACCAGCGCTTAGTAGCTCCGTCGCATGAAAATGCCGGAAAGAGTGCGGCGTCACCGGATCAACACCCACGACGAGGCACAACCGGCGCAGCGCCTGGGAGTACTTCTCCGCCGTCATCGGCACCCCACCCCACCGGGCATGAAACACGCGCTCATCCACACGCGGCAGCTCATTAATCGCGGCCAGCGTCTCATCATCCACACTCAAAGCGCGGATACCCTTGTCGCCGGTCTTTAGTGGTCGCGTGCCAGCGCCAGTGCGCATAGCCTGCTCCATCACGAGAATCTGCCTCTTCTCGAAGTCCACATTCCGCCAACTCAGGCCTGCCACCTCACCGGGGCGCAACCCCGTCGCAGCGCTCACACGGATCATCACGGCCAGGTCAGGGTGCGCCTGGAACCAGGACAGCTTCTTGCCCCGCTTGCGCTGCCCATAGCCCGTCCGCGCATACCGGATCAGCCGGTCAATAAGGTCACGAGTGGGCAGATCATGCCAGGTAACACGGGTAGTCGGTCTAGATGCGGTGACAGTGCGTGCCGGGTTCTTCGGGATCAGTCCATCATCGACTGCCCGCTCTAGCACGGCCTTGAGGTTGGCTAACGCGCTCGATACGGACGATACGCCCAGGGGGGAACCGTCTTTCCATGGCCTGCCGGCCTGCAGTGTCGCCACCCATGCGCGGATGTCCGCAGGCGTGAGGGTGCCGACAGGCTGGTCTGCCAGATCACCGAGATTCCGCATAAGGGACATGCGGAACGGACGGGAGACCTCACTACTGGACTGCACCCATTCATCAACGAGTGTGCCGATAGCAGTTTTCTCCAAGGTGGGGTTAGCCCATGTGCCACGGGTGAGCGCGACCCGCTGGTCTGCGAGGTACTGCTTGGCCTCGCGTTGCGTGTCGAAGCTCTTAGAGTGCTCCCGCCCGGTCTTGTCACGATAGCGGGCGACCCAACGGGTCTTGCCGGTCTTAGTAGTGCGTTTCTGGACAGCCATAACGACGGCTCCTTACTGCAGGCAGGACTCTTCAGTTCCGCCCGCCTGAATGCAGTTCCAGAAGTTCACGGTGGCGTCGTTTTCGGCGTTGCCGGTGGTAGGCATCGGAGTGTCGCCCTCGGGGGCGAACTTCTCCGTGTTAATCGGCTCCTCCGTGTAATCCTCGTCGATCAAGGAACCTCCATCATCTGGGATGTCGCCGTTCTCTTTTAGCTCGTCGGACAATGGCTTGATGTCCTCGACCTTGACCTTCTTACCCAGGAGGTATACGTACTCGGTGTTCTCGTCGACTTCCCAGGAACCATATACCTTCATGCTGTGCCCCTTGTCGAGGGTCTCGCTCCAGTCCTCGTGGCCGGAGTCTGCGTCGTCGCAGACGTTGGCCTGCGCCGGAGTCTCGGTGTCCCCATCCTTGTTGATGGTGGCTGGGTCGTCCAGCATTGCCCACCCGTTCTCGGCGGTATCGAGCGTGAAGTGTCCCTTGATCTGTAGCAGGGTGTTTCCAGGCTTGATGATGCGCAGGTCGTAGTCCTTCATCCCGTAGTCGCAGGAGCCGCCGAGGGTGACGGTCTCTAGCTTGAGCTCGCCCTCGCAGGGGAGGTGCGAGTAGCAGGTGACGGGGAGGGGGTTGGCGATGTTGTGCTCTTCGGAGTCGGTTCCATCGGGGTTGAGCTTTTCCTCGAGTTCGCCAGGGTTGATGTCCGGGGTGGTGTCGTCGGTGCTGCAGCCGGCGATGAGGAGTGGGACGGCGAGGATGGCTGGGATGATGCGGGTCTTCATGGTTTTCCTTCCTAGTGGGTTAGTGCTTGGCGCATGTAGACGGCGAGTAGGTGCTGGGTGACCTCCAGTTCGTCGGCGAGCTCTTGGAGGTTGCCTTGGCACCACCTGTAGGCCGTGTTGAACGTCGCCGGGTCGATAAGCAGGCGCACGGCGTAGCGGTCGGCGCGGGCTTCCTGCTTCTGGTCGTAGTGGCCGTTGCCGGTGGGCTGGTCGCGGTAGTGCGCGTGGCCGAGCTCATGGGCGAGGGTGGAGCGGTATTGGGTGATGCTCATTCCGCGCCTGGTGCTGATGGTGTGGGTTGTGTGGTTGTAGTAGCCCTTGACGCCGCCGTCATGGCGGGTGAGGGTTACGCCGAGTTGGCGGGCTACGTGGTGCAGGTCTGGGCAAGTGATGGTCATTCAAGGTCGCTCCCTTCTTGCTGTGCTCGTAGTGCGTCCTCGTCGGGGCTGGAATCTGCGACGGCGTGGAACTCGTACACGTCCGCGAGGTCATCGTGATCTTTTTCTTCGAGCCTGCGGACGATCTCTTGGGCGAGCTCTAGATCTGTGTAGCTACTAAGTGAAGCTTCTTGGAAGTGCTCGTCCATGTCGGAGCGGGTGATGCACCCGCTGGTTAGTAGGCCAGGGATTGGATTGGCGCCATAGGCGCGAGCGAGCTCAATAACAGCGCTTGCCGTGTCGTTCTTAAGTCGCCGTTGAATCGTGGGGTGGGTGGTGCCGAGCTTGTCGGCGATAGTGCGCCAAGATGCACCGCCGGTAACTCCGGTTATCCATTGCTGAAATTCGCTCATGTCTACATGGTACATTTTCAAACCACTTAGAGCCATTCGAACTGCATGGATAGTAAATAAACCAACCCCGTTTTGGGGTAATGGTTTACAAGTGCGCCATCATGGATTACCTTTAAACCATACCGGCAAGGAGGTGAACCACATGACCAAGGCAATCAAGCTCAATACAGAAGCGATGAAGACGCTCGTCCGCACCCTCGGACTCTCGGAGAGCCAGGCGGCGGAGCGCATCGGAGTTAAGCGGCAGACATTTGTCCGCGCAATGGAGGGCGGGAACGTTTCGGCAGCATTCGTCGCCGGAGTTCTTATCGGGTTCGGCCTCGAAGATTTCGGGCAGATGTTCTACACGACCACGCGCGAAGAGATTGCGGCATAGAAAAAGCCCCTGCGGGAACAGGGGCAAAAAGGAAAGTAAGGAAAGTATAGCAGATGAAGATACACCCATACATCGCCGATCTTCCAATCTTCGAGGATCGCGTGGAGCAGATGGCTGAATCTATCGCGGAGATTGGGCTACTACACCCGATCAGCTTGGACGCGGAAGGCCGTGTAATCGGTGGCCGCCATCGTCTCGCAGCGTGCGAGAAGGCCGGCGTGGAGCCAGTTTTTGAGACCCGCAAGGAAGACCCTCTGGCGTTCATGCTTAGCGATAACGACGACCGGAAGCACCAGACAGTTGGGCAGCTCGCAGCGGAGAAGGCGATCACCTTGGCTAAGGCTGGGCGCCGAGAGAACGGGCGATGGAAGCGCGGCACAACGAGTTATTTGCAATTTGCAAATAGCGACAGCTCAAACGCCGGGTCGCAGCTAAGCAGAGCCGGTCTAGTGCTCGACATTCTTGGCGAAGGCACCCTTCGCGCGGTCGCAGTTGGCGACCTCCCCCTTTCCGAAGCCCAGGAAAAGGCTGTGGCCGAGAAGCAGCGCCGCGAAGCCGAGGAGCGCGCCCGTATCGAGGAAGCCCGCGACGAGCAAGCCCGCGAAGACAAGGCAGGTCGCTACTTCGACAACCACCCTGAAGCCCAAGCCTGGCTTGACTCGAAGCCCCAAGGAACCTTCGAGACCATGCGCGGAGCCTACGCGGCATACCTCGAACATGACCGCGAAGCCCGCCGGGCGGAGCAGGAAAAGAAGCGCAAGGAAGAAGAGGAACAACGCGACCACCGCGTGTTCATCGAACGCCATAAAACCTACGTCGAAACCTTCGTCGAAGCCTTCAAGTTCGGCCTGATGATGGCGACATTCCCCGCCCGTGATGAAGTCCTCGACGCGATGGAAAAGCACGACCGCGAACGATTCCTAGAGATCGAAAACAAGTACCTGAAAGGACGCGACTAATGGCTGCCGATTACACCGAACTACTAATGAAGCGCCTCGACGAGGCTCGCCCAGACCGATATATCGCGAAGGACTGGATCGACCGCGTCGCCGACTCTATCCCGGTCGATGTGGCGCAGGTGGAAGACCTCGCGCGGGAACTACTGCGTAGCAAGGCGCGAAGCATTGAGGAGAAACGCACTAGCTCCGGGAACGCGATGGCTCGCGAGTTTCACATCACAGGCCAGCAGCCGCTGGATTGGCAGCTCGCGGGAGAGTCTCCGATTAGCTTCTGGAACACGATTCTGGTCAACGGGAAGCCAAAGAAGGTGCGCGAGCGGGTGAAGCTGTCCTGCGCCTCGGTTCGCGACTTGCAGCTATGGGCTGACACGGAGCGCAAAGCTGCGAATGCCGACCATGCTGCCCGCATGAAGACTGTCGCGGGGATCGAGCAATGGGAGGCGGAGATGGCGCGGTTGGGTGCGTTGTCGTGGGGCGCGTATCAGCAGGCCGTGCAGTCCAGCGAGGCGTCCGCCTAACCCCCTTGGTTCGTCTGGGAGGGGAAGCCTGGACGAGCCCGCCCTGGGTAGACCAACCCCGCAGGTGCAATTCCTGGGCAGGGCACAAGGCCACATGGCCATGTTCTTTGACAACTGAATACCACCGTCTGCGATACGGGCGGGGCGAGCGCTGGTTCTCAGATGCGCCATGACCCCCGCAAGCCCTACTAGGGCAGGAACCCCACCCGCCAGTGGGAGGTAACTACAGACGAAAACAGACCCTCACAAGGTTGTTTGCACGCGATCACCAGCCACGCCAGCCACTAGGCGCGCGCTACGTGACGTGCAAGGCAGGTTCGAGTCCTGCCGAGGGTACTAGGGGCGTAGCGGTCGACCTTCCGACGTTTCGTCGCCGCGTAAGCCCACCCCACGACCGCTAGCGAAGAGCGCGAGGGTGGCGCTGCGCCCCTTCCCCTAAAAACACGACAAACCCCACCCAGATCATCGCCTAATCAATTCTGATCCAGATGGGGTGTCGTTGTTCTGCCATTCACTAAAAACAAGGCCACACGAAAGGACAAAAACTGTGACCCAACGCAAATTTTACACCATACCCGAGGCTGCAGAAATACTGCGAATTCCGCCCGGCACCCTGTACCGCCATGCCCGCGAAGGCCGGCTCGCCCATCTCAATCCCATCCGTATCGGGAATGCCACCCGTATCCCTGTTGAATCCATCACCCCTGAGGAGGCCGCATCATGAGTCGCCACGATGACATCCCAATCCCGAACCGTATTATCCCGCCGGCACACCCAGCTATCCAGGGCGCGCAACAGCGCCTCATTAACGAGATCGACGAGTGGCTGGAAGCGGACGATGATTACACCGATGACGCGATGCCCTACGAACTCGACAGTGAGCAGCGGGTAACCCTGTTCGACATGATCGCCGCCTCGCTGGCCGCTATCGCGTTCGCGGGCACGATCCTGCTGATCGCCTGGCATCTCGGAAAGTTGTTGGTCTAATGCCCCTGATTGACCCGTATGACCACGACGATTCGACCCCGCCCCCGCCATTCTGGTTCTCCCTCGGTTTTGCCGTGGGTATGGGCGTGATCCTGATCTGCGTAATCCTGCTGACCTAGAAAGCCCCCCCATTGAAAGACCTTGAAACCCAGCTCGCGGACATGAAGCTGGATCGCCTGATTTCCGCGACACATTCCCAGCTGCTGAAGACGGACGACCCGCTGGCTGCCTATACGGCTGAATTACTACATCGGCTTCCCCGCCTGCGTGACCGTAACCGCGAGCTACAGCAGCAGCTAAGCCGAGCGAATCACCCGCGCCCCGGCATTTCTGCCGACCGGCTACGGAAGAAGGTTCGGGAGGCGACCCGGTCGCAGCGCGCGATCTGTAATCACCTGGACGCACTAGCGAACGAGATCAGGTGATCGCGGTGCGCGAGATTAAGCAAGTGCCGATCCCATCGGGGCTACAGGCTGCATTGGCCGCTAAGCGCGACCGCCTGGGCAGCGATCTGATTGTGGAGCTCACGGGGATTTCGCCAGCCCAGCTCAATGAGTGCTGCAACCCCGTATCGCGTCGGAACACAATGTTTATTTCCACGCTAGACAAGCTCGTTACTCGCCTCGGGCTGGACATCAATTTCATCTACGAGGCAGAGGCGGAAGCTAAGCGTCTTATAGAAGAGAAAGGAGTGTTGCCACCATGCCGCAACGCCTAATTAGCTTCGACACTGAAGAGTGGTTGGAGCAGCGCCGTGAGGTTATCACGGCTACGGAAATTGCTAGGGCGATCCGGTCGCCTAAATATGCTCGTGAACTGCGCGAGGAGAAGCGCACCGGCAAGCAAAACTTCACCGGCAACCGCTACACCGAGTGGGGTAAGGAGCGCGAGCCTGTTATCGCCAAGCATGTTCGCTTAGAGATCGACTCGAGCCTTGAAGCGAACGATGACCTGTGGGTCGATGATGCCGGTTTGATCGGCGCGACACCGGACATGGTTGATCGTGATTGGCGCGAGGGGCAGCCGATGGAGCTGATCGGCGAGATCAAGACCGTTGGCGCCCACCGCGATTGGGGCGATGGGGATATTCCTGGTGTGTACTTCGACCAGGTGCAGGTTCAGTTGTATGTGACCGACGCGGACGAGTGCCTGTTCTCTTGGGAGCCGTACACGGTTGAGGGCGACGAGTTCAAGCCCGGCGAGGTGCGCAGCTGCGTTATTCGACGCAATGAGAGGCGCATCAAGGAGTTAGTGGACTTCGCTCACAAGTGGCTCGAAGGCAAGAACCCGACCGCCCCAGATGTGTCCTTCGAGTTGGCGCAGGTCAAGAAGCTGACCGACATGAAGGCCGGTATCGAGGCGGAGATCAACGAACTGCGCGAGCAGATCATCGGCGCCATCGGCGACGAACCGGGCAGCTGGGAGTATCCCAGCATCGGCATGGTGACGATGACGAAGCCAGGCACGCGCAAGACCTTCGACTCCAAGAAGTTCCGCAAAGATCATGCCGACCTGGCCGACCAGTACACGGTTGAGAAAGAAACGAAGCCAAGCTTACGCCTGGCATTCGAGAAGGAGGTGTCCTAAATGGGTAATCAGATCAACCTGGACAACTATGAACCTGTCGAGGAGCGCATTATGCGCTTCAAAGACACGTACCCGAACTACCGCATGACCAGCGAGGTCGTGGACATGCGGGGCGAGGTGGGAGCCACCCGCTGGGTCGTGAAGGTGGCACTCTATCGCAACTTCGAGGACGAGAAGCCCCTTAGTGAAGGGCACGCCTTCGAGGTCGACGGCGCGGGCATGACACAGAAGGTAGCCGCGCTGGAAACCTGCGAAACCTCCGCACTGGGACGCGCGCTGGCTAATGCCGGTTTCGCTGGCAACCGCCGTGTGACGCGCGAAGAGATGATGAAGCCAAAAATCCAGGAGCTTACCGACAGGGCGAACGCCTGCAAGACGGAAGCCGACCTGAAGAAGGTATGGAGTGAGGCGATGGAGCTTGGCGTCGCTAACCACCTGACTCTGGTCGTGAAGCGGAGGAGGGCGGAACTTAATGGAGCCTCTTAACCCTGTCCAGATCGAGCGCGACCTGCGCACCACCAGCGAGCAGACATACAAAGGTGTAGACGTCGTTTCAAACGCCTATGCCGACTACCTCGACGCGGAGCGCGAATACAAGAACGCCTACGCTATGGCCTACCTGGCAGCCGAGGGCAGCATTAAGGACAAGGAAGCCAAGGCGGAGGTTGCGACCGAGGAGAAGCGCGCAGCCCGCGATGTCGCCGATGTTGCATATAAGCGAGCGAAAGACATGCTGCGTGCGGTTATCGCTAAGCAGTCCGCACTACAGACTATGGCTGCTGGAATCCGCCAGGCCTATGCCGGGAGTGGCCATGGGCAAACGTAAGGCAATGCCGCCCGAGGTCGCAGAGGCTGTTCTCGCCCGGTCGGCCGGCACATGCGAGGCAATGATTCCCGGCGTGTGTGTTGGACGGGCGCATCACTTGCACCACCGGAAGATGAGATCACAGGGTGGCGAGCATACGGAAGAGAATCTGGTTGCTCTCTGCCACCAATGCCATAGCTACGCGCACCACAACCCCGCTTGGTCTTACGAGCGGGGCTTATTGATTCGTGGCCGGGACGAGGTTACCTGGCCGCCGAGATACTACCGAGGGGTTTACAGGAAGGAGGAAGAAGATGGAGAAAGAATGCATCGAAGTTAGCCCGCTAGGCAGATTTGAGATCAAAGAGAGAGGCTGGGGCAGATGGAAGCACTTTCCTGAATACAGTCGCCGCCACTCTGAATATGTTTACGTCATTCTCGACCAGGATAATAAGCCGATTTACGTCGGCAAGGCAGTGAACATGGTGTACAGAATGTCCGGGCATGTGCGCAAGCCATGGTTTCCGCGAGCGGCTAGTGTCTATGTTTTTGAAATTCACGGGGACAGCCGTTTCGACGCAGAGTCGAAAACATGGGAGGCCGAAAGACGCTTCATTGAAGCGATTAAGCCGGAATGCAACCAGCGACCAGGTTCACAAGTGTACGCATCGCGGTATGGCCAGGGCTTCGTTCTAGCGGGAGGGGGTGAGGTGGCATGAGGATTCGTTCGATCAAGCCCGAGTTCTGGCGATCACCCGATATATCTTGCCTGACGGTCGAAGATCGACTGCTGTTCATTGGGTTGTGGTCGTATGTGGACGATAACGGGGTAGGGCAGGACAGAGTGAGCCTAGTGGCCGCTGATCTGTTTGCCGATGATCTCTCACGACACCCTCGCGACACCCTCGCGAGGGTTGCAGACGGGCTTCAACGCCTTGCTTCAGCCGGGCGAATCAACCGGTACACAGTCGATGGGCGAGAGTATCTATCAATAGACAACTGGGGAAAACATCAACGTATCGATCGGCCTAACAAACCTCGCTACCCGCTCCCTACCAGCGAAAATGCGCAAATGCGCGACACCCTCGCGACACCCTCGCGACACCCTCGCGAGAATCCATTGCCTGGAACAGGGGATAAAAGTAACAGAGGAACAGAGGAAAGGAATATATCGTCCGAAGCAAGTTCGGACTCGTCCGCCCGAAGGCCGGACGCGCGCCCAGATGCCTACCCGCCCGCATTCGAGGATTGGTGGAAGACCTACCCACGCCGACGCAACGCCTCAAAGAAAGACGCGGCGAAGCAATGGCGTGAAGCAACCAAAACCATCGCCCCCGAGGAACTGCTCCGCCTCACAGCCGTCTATGCGGACAACCCCGGAGTCGATGACGCGCGCTACATCCCCCACCCACACAAGTGGCTCAAGGATCGCCGCTGGGAATCCATCGACGAAACCAACAATCATGTGGCACCACAGCCCGCCCGCCAAGGCGTGACGGCAGATGCGCTACTCGCGAGCTTCTATGGCGAAGACATGCCCAGCGAGCCGCTGCAGATCGGAGGTAACCCCCAATGGCAACTCGGAGCATGACGCTCGACCAGGCAGCCGCGATTGCCTCACAGGTGCTTGAGAACCTGAAGCTGTTCGCCCCACAGTCGATGCCTCGCATGGATTCTCCGGAGCAGCAGCAAGCGCTCATGCGCCTGTACGCCGACGCGATTAGCCGAATCCACTTGCCGGTGAAGGTGTTCCCCGTCGCGGCCTTGAAGGTCGCTGGGGACGATCTCGGCGGCAGGTTGATCGGAGTCCCGGACTTCAAGCGAGCCGTATGGCGCGCTCACGAGGAGCTACTCATCGACGAGCCGGGATACCGGGCGGAGTGCGAACAGATCAGGCGCAGGCGCGAGCAGCAACGGCACCTGCAGATGGGGCTTACCGCCGATGGGCGATCCCCGGAGCTATGCCAGCGCGCGGGAAACGTCGATCAGAAGGCCGTAGAAGCGACGAAGAAGCGCCTCTCGCGTAAATGGGCACTAGAGGCGGGAAAGTCCGCGAGAGACGGCAATCAACAAGAATCTGACGCCACCAACAACCAACCAACAACCAAGGAGTAGAAAAAATGACCCACATGACCGTAACCGGCAACCTCGCCAGCGATCCCGTACTACAGCACAACGCGGAAGGCCAGCCCTGGGCGGGACTCACCGTCCTATGGAGCGAGCGGGAGAAGAACAACGCCACCGGGCAGTGGCAGGACACGCCCGTCATCGCCGTCAAGGTGTCCTGCTTCGGCACCCTGGCAGCCAACGTCGCGCACAGCCTCAAGAAGGGCACGCGCGTGACTGTCGCGGGCAAGGTGCGACCGACCGTGTGGAACTCGCAGCATGGCGAGCAGCTGCAGATCAAGATGACCGCCGACTCCGTCGCGCCTGATCTGCGCTGGGCGGTCGCAGGTGTGCAGAAGGCCACGACGAACCAGCAGAACAACCAGGCAGGTTTCGGCCAGCAGCAGGGCGACCCGTTCGCCGACCAGCCCGCAAACCAGCAGCAGGGCGACGATGACGAGCCGCCTTTTTAAGCAAGAGAGAAACCAATGGCACGCACAAGACAATCAGCCAAAGCGGCCGGAGCCAGGTTCGAAAGGCAAATCGCCGACCACCTCCGCGACAACGTCAGCGAATACATCGACCGCCGTGTAAAAACCGGGGCGAAAGACCGGGGCGACATCTCCAATGTCCGATCCCACGGCGAGCGAGTGGTCGTGGAATGCAAGAACACCGCCCGTCCAAGCCTCGCCCAATGGATCGACGAAGCGCACACTCAGGCGGGCAACGACGACGCAGCCGTCGGCATCATCATCCACAAACGCCACGGCGTAGCAGACCCTGGAAGGCAGTGGGTAACGATGTGCGTCGACGACCTCATCTTCTTCCTCACCGGCGAACTACAGGAATCCCGCTATGAGCCATAACTCGCACCGCCCAGCAACTAACTTCGACCGCGCGATCGACATCGCCGCCTACATGGACGAGGTAGGCGAGTCCCTATTTGAGCTCGTGCACCAGCTGAACGTTGCCGGCCTCATCACGCCCGACCCTGGCGAGAACAGCGTCACCTACTACGACCTGTACGAGCCCGACGATTCAGCACCGATCTACCGACCAGCACCCAAGGAGGACACTCCATGACCACCCGCAAAACCTACGACCTACCCGAACCATCGGCAACCAACTATATCCACAACGTTTGGTTCACCCGCCACTCCATCGTGATCGACGGCGACATCGACAACGACGGAGTTGTAATCCACGACCGCAGCCGGGGCACCATCGACATTGAAACGCACGAGGAGGAAGTGCTGTCTCTCGGCTACGACGAAGCCCGACGGGTTGCCCTCGCTCTACTCGCAGCCGTAGAGGAAGCCGAAAACATGAAGGGGAACAGCTAATGACCAGCAACCAGCAACGTCTGGAAGAACTACAACAGCAGGCTAAAACCCTCGCGGAGCAGATCGAACAGCTGGAAGACCAGCTCAACAACACGCCACCCACCACCGGGCTACTAGGCCGCTGGGCGACCAACCGCCACGGCAAGCAGGTGCTCATCACCACAGACAGGCCAGTAGATGGCTGGATCGAAACCACATACGTCAACCCCGACGGCACCACGAGCGAAAAGGCGGAGCAGTTCGACAGTCTCTCATTCCCAGAGCAAACCACCCGCCCGGAGGACGTACCCGTCGGCGAAGCCTGGCTACTAGACGCACACAACGGGTTCGACACACAACCCAACACCCCCGCGCTTAAAATCACCCCCGACCTATGGGTAACCCCCACACGGGAAACAGCTGACGAGTCCGAATGGCACAACTACGAAATCACGCTCATCACCCCGCTTATTCCCGCCCGCCCACAGGATATGCCGGAGACTGTCACCACACACGAAGAATACGAGGCGCTACCCGAAGGAAGTATTGTCGCCGCAGTTGGCGACGGTCCATGGATTCACCTGCCCTACGTGTGGATGAGCGATGGCGGCAGGCGAAACAATGCCGAGATGGCAGGAAGGACGCGCCATGTTCTCCGCCGGGGGTGGGGAGAATGAGCACCTACAACAAAGCAACGGACGTGATCCGCGCCCACGGAACCGACCCTTGCCAAGAACCGGAATGTATCGCGCAAGACCTAGCTGATGCGGACCTACTCGCGCCAGACCTACCGGAACCGGACGAGCACGGCAAAAGTGGACAATTCCACATGGGCGAATGGCTACCACTAGGAACAGGGCTAGAAAACCCAATCGTGTGGACAGCCGCCGGTGCTGGACGGGTAATGATCCAACGCATCGAACCCGGCGAACTTAACCCAAACGAAACGCACAAGGTTGCGCTTGCGCTACTGGCAGCCGCGAACTACGCAGAAGAGGAAGGGCAACCCAGTGGGAATGTATGACAGTTTCATCGACCGCCTCGGAGGTGATGTAGGTGAATGAACTTTTAATTTTCGTCGCGGGTCTAGCCATGACGATCGTAATAGGAATATTAACCGTTCTTGTGGTGGAGGCCGTTGATAGGCATAACGCCACACCATACTGGGAGCGCAAAGCGCGCAAGTACGAGCGAAAAGCAGACCGATTACGAAGCACCCGCGTTCTCCTAAGCGCTTTCCCTTTCACCCACGTAATCAGTCACAACCTGGCCGTATTTACCGACAGATACATGTACCTGGCGGAGGAATGCAGAAAGAAGCAATGACCACCACACGGGAACACTGGAAAGTCTGGAAGCAGCAACGATGGGCACCGAAACCCTACTGGGTCGTAACCTCACCTGAATATCACGAGCTCGGCTTCCCCACCCATACTGAAGCCCTCGCCTACGCCGACCGCATGGCACGCACCGTAGAAATCGAGCTGCCAAGGGATAACACAGTTGTTCCGCTCCCGGCTTGCATGGAGAAGGAAGAAAAGCCGATCACGCTCCACCGCTGGGGTGAGCACATAATCATCGAATGTACAGCCCAAGGGGTAGAGGAGGTTATTTTCATCCACGACGACGAACTGAAACCCCTCGCCCTCGCGCTACTCGCACACCACTACAGACAGGAAGCACAGTGAGCACCTACCTCTACCTCCAATGCGACAGCCACACTCCGCCACTACAAAGCCCCCATGAGGTAGGCCAGCACCTCCGCAACCTACCCCGCATACGCGAAGAGATCAACCAGCGCCAAGACCTCTACCGCGCGCACCAGGGCGGCTACCTCGGCTACGAAACCGACTACGGCAGCCAATTCACCAACACACTCCGAACATTCCTGATACAACACCCACACTGCAGCCTGCGGATCGTCGATGAATACGGAGACACACACCCACTCGACCCGAAAGAAGAGGAGTAATGCCCGACCCACTCATGCAACAAATCGACCGCTACAACAACTGGCACGAGTACGAGATCACTGTCACCTACACCGCCTATGTTGAAGCGCACAGCGAAGACGAAGCCGAGGGAATCGCCAGCGGCATACTCGACACCATCACTAACGACCACACGCCAACCATCGAAGCGAATAGGGTGCCGCACACATAAAGAGGGGGCGGCCTAAACAAAAGAGGGGAGGGGGTCTAATGGAACAAGGGGGAGGGGGCATAGAACTAACCCCACCCCTACGGCACGCAACCCCTACACCTAAAGCCAGTCAAGCAGGAACGTCTACAACAACCAGCAGCACACACCCCACAAGGAGAGCCCACCTCGTGACCGGCAACCTACCCGCAACGCTCACACGCCTAGCAACACTCATAGACGAACTAAGCAGCGAACTAACAGACCAAGTCTTAGCGCCTGGTGTTACATCGCAAACAGGCGTACGCAAGACGACCATCAACCGTCCGGCGCCATGCAACATCAAGCAGCTAGACATGAAGCTCGACATCGAAGCCGAAGTGATGGACATCATCAAGCGCGCAGCAGGAAGCTACTTGCCAGCAGCTAAGCGCAAGCAAGGCGCAGCAAGCTGTTGCCGTTGGCTTGCAACCTACATTGACGTGTTGGATCAATGCGAGGAACGCGACCAGGTTGCAGAGGATATTGCCTCAATGGAGCTAAGCCTATTCCGTAGATGGAACAGGGAGGTGCCGGCCTCGATGGCGAGCCACTGGCTGACGACCTCCCAGGCAACGGCACGGGCAGCACGCCACAAGGCGGAGTTAAAGCCCGCCACGCTACGACAATGGGCGAAGCGCAAGAAGGTGCGCAGCAGAACCTACGGAGACGCGAAGCACTACTGGTGGCCAGATGTAGAACAACAACTATTGCAACTGTCACGCCCTGCGGTATAATGGAATTGCAACAGGTGTAGGACAAACCCCCGGCGCACGCCCCACATCACGGGAGCGAAGCGCACGGGGGTTTGGTCGTATGCCCCCCGGCTATCTAGGTAGCCCCCTCATGCAGGCAGCCCCCCTATCGCTACCGCACCCCACGGCAAGGGCACACCCCGCCGCCTGTAGCCCCATACTCCCGCCGCCCTGGTGAGGGCAGTCGACCACGCGGCGCAGCACGGGCTCAAGCGCAAGGGAGTACAGGCCAGCCTTACGGGTGGCACGGGCGCAGGCACTACGAGCCAGGGCAACAAGCATGGAGCAAGCGAAGCGCGAGCAACACGCGAAGCATCGACAACACATCGAGTCGACGAGCAATCAATAGCAAGCGACCATGAAGCAACGAAGCTAACGACATGCAAGCGCTAGGCAAGGTCAGGCCAAGCGGTAGGTAGCAACGGCCAAGCCAAGACCAAGTAGCAAGCAGGACAATGAACGAAGGTTAGTGAGCAATGAGGCAACACGTTCACCGCACAAGCGATCCTGAATACAGGCGCAGGCGAGAACTACTCAAAGCCCAATCGAACCTCACATGCTGGCTATGCAATAAGCCGATCGACAAGAAGATCAAGTGGCCAGACCCCATGAGCTTCACTGCAGACCATGTTGAGCCGGTGGCAACGGGCGGACATAACCATGGGCGGTTACGTCCGGCACACTTTGTCTGCAACTCGCGCAGGCAGCAGCGCAGCGAACGGCTCGAGCGATCCAGCGAGCCGCACGCTATGCCATGGTGAATGCACACTAGGGGCGGGGCTACGTAATAGAACACCCGGTCGAACGCGCGGGGTTTTCGATGAGAGACCCAGGGGGAGTAACCCCAGGTCATAGGGGGTTTTCCACCCACATGTCATTGTGGATTTCCCCCTCTTGACAACTATTTCCACTTAACGCAGCGTTTATGCAGGTCAGAGCGTTTTCGTATTTTCACCAAGGAGATGGTCGCTAATGGCTGAAGAAATGGCCGACAACCTAGGTCGCCTAGGAAAAGCTGTTCGAACCGAGCAGTCGTTCGAATCGTTGATCGAACTCCGAAACGTCCTTGCGGACGCGATGGATTCCTCGGACGACGCGCGGAGCATCGCGGCACTGTCTCGACAACTCACAGAAGTGCTAGCGCGCATCGATGAGCTTCGCCCGCCTGTAGACGATGGCAAGCCGCTGACGGTTGTGGAGCAGCTTATGGAGCGCCGTAAGAGCGCGAGCTAGGAAGAAGGTGACGGTCGGTGTCGCAAACGATCGGCAGGCAAGAACCGTCCCCAGTCTCCAAGCTCCCGCGCTTCCATACGACCGAAGCTGATGATGCGGCCTTCCTTGCTGAGGGTTACGGGCTTAAGCCTGACCCGTGGCAGAAGCTGTTCCTCGATCACGCGATGGGGCGTGACGCCAAGGGGCGTATGACGTGCACGCAGGCGTGTCTGTCTGTGCCGCGTCAGAACGGCAAGAATGCGATCATTGAGATGATCGAGCTGTATCAGACTGTTGTGCTAGGCAGGAAGGTTCTCCATACCGCTCACGAGCTCAAGACTGCGCGTGCTGCGTTTCTGCGCATCGCTGGCTTCTTTGAGTCGCCGGAATACCCGGAGCTTCAGGAGATGGTGGACTTCATTCGCCGCGCTAACGGCCAAGAGGAAGTGCGGTTGCTTAATGGCGGTAGCGTGCAGTTCGGCGCTCGCACGACGGGCGCAGGCCGTGGCTTCACTGTGGACACTCTCATCATGGACGAGGCGCAGGACTTGGGCGACGAGTCACTGGCCGCGCTACTCCCCACAATCTCGTCTGCTCCGTCTGGTGAGCCGCAGCAGATTATCGTGGGCACTCCGCCGACTACTAGGTCGGATTCCGAGGTGTGGCGACGGCTGCGTGATAACGCCATGGAGAGCAAGAACCGCCGCTCGATGTGGTGCGAGTGGTCTGCGCCTGACGCTGATGGCCCTATCGAGCTAAGCGACCCTGACGTATGGGCGTACGCCAATCCGAGCCTGGGCATTCGCCTGCGCGCAGAGGTGATCGAGGATGAGCTGTCCGCGATGGAGCCGGGTGTGTTCATGCGCGAGCGGCTGGGTATGTGGTCGTTTGCTGGTGAGCGGTCAGTTATTCCGGTCGAGGACTGGCGGGCGTGCGAGGATCGCCAGGTTCGCGTTCTGCCGCAGGATATTGAGAAGGTGGTGCTCGCGGCAGACATCACGCCTTCTCGTGACGCAGGCGCGCTCGTGGCGGCGATTCAGACCACGGATGGCAAGCCGCCCATCGTTGACGTGATCGACCAGCGGGCGGGCTCCGTGGCATGGATTCCCGCGAAGGTTGCGGACGTGGTCGAGAAGTTCGGGGCGGACGCGGTCATTATCGACGGCTATTCCCCGGCCTCGTCGCTGATTGAGGACATTCAAGCGCGCGGGGTGGGCGTGACGAAGGTGCGGGTTGATTTCGTGTGTACGGCTGCCGAGCGGTTCCTGGATTCGGTGCTGACTCACAATGTGCGCCAGTTGGGGCAGGGGTCTATGCAGCTGGCTTTGTCTGGTGCTCGTAAGCGGCGGGTGGGGGAGGGGCGTTTCGCGTTTGGGCGCCTCAACTCAACGACGGACATTAGCCCACTCGTGGCCGCCACCCTAGCTCTTAATGGCCTGGATACCGAGCAGGAATTAAGTCGCGTGAAGTACCGCAGGAAGCCGCGGGGCGGGGCGAAGAAGAACTACCGCAAGAAAGTGATGGTGATGTAGATGGCTCTGCTATCTGATCAGGATAGGGCGCTGGTGAAGGGTCTATCTAGTCGCCTCGCTAGCTACGACCATGGCAACCAGCAGCGTGAGGCATACTACCGTGGCCGGTATTATGCCCCATCGCTGGGTATCGGTATCCCGCCTAACTCGGTGCTGAACAAGGTCACTGTGGGCTGGGCGTCTACTGTCGTGGACACGATTGAGGAGCGTATCGAGTTCCTGGGCTGGTCTGACGCTAGCGGTGAAGATGATGAGCTACTGTCTGCCGTGTACGAGTCCTCTGACGTGGGCTCGGAATCTAGCGCGGTACATAGCGATGCGCTGATGTACGGCATCGGCTTCCTGTCTGTGACAGCAGGTGGGGCGGGGGAGCCGGAGGTGCTTATCCGTGCTCATTCGGCGCGTTCCACCACGGCGGAGATCAACCCGCGCACAGGTCTTGTCGAGGCTGGCATTACCTACCACTCGAAGAAGGAAGCGACCTTATGGAAGGTTGACGAGGTTGTCGAGCTGGTGCGCGGCTCCGAGCATGGCGAGTGGGAGGTCGCGGAACGTATCCCGCATAGCATGGGGAGGGTGCCGCTCGTGGCGGTGGTGAACCGCACCCGTGCGGGCGATCGTCGCGGGCGTTCCGAGATCACGCCGGGCATCATCACGGCGATTAACTCGGCTACCCGTGCGCTACGCGCGATGGACGTCAACCGAGAGTTCTTCTCCACCCCGCAGCGCTATGGTATTGGCTTATCGGAGGAGAACTTCGAGGGTGTGGACTCGTGGAAGCTGATTAGCACTCGCATGTTGCTTGCTCCCCGTGACGAGGAGGAGGGCACGGAGCCTAAGTTCGGAGAGTTCTCAACCGTGTCACCTGGTCCATACCTGGATCAGATCAAGGGGCTGGCGAGCTTGGTGGCTACCGAGTCCGGTATCCCGGAATCCTACTTCAACATTCCGCACTCTAACCCCACGAGCGCTGACGCGGTGCGGGCGATGGAGAACCGGCTGATTAAGCGCGCAGAGCGGCGCTGTCGCCAATTCACTAGCCCATGGGTCGAGGTTGGCCGGTTAGCGCGCGCTGTGGTGACAGGGCATCTTGATATTGAGGATTCTCCGCGTGCCCGTTGGGCCGACCCGGCTACGCCTACCTTGGCGGCCACCACAGACGCGATGGTCAAGGCCGTGCAGTCTGGCGTGCTGCCGGTTGGCGAGGTTGTGTGGCGTCGCATGGGGCTTTCGGAGCATGAGATTGAGTCCGTCGAGAGCGTACAGGCTGAGGCGCGCGCTAGTGATCGTCTCGTGCGTCTGGCTGGCATTGCTCGTGGTGCGAGCGAGGAGGCGCTGATGGCAGCGGGAGGTGAGGCTAGTGCAACCGGCGCTAATGGGGGCAATGCTGCAGGATCAGCTGGTGGCGACAGCACAGCAGTCCCTGCTGGAGGCTAACCTTCTCGCCGGGCAGGCTATCGACCCGCAGCTGTTTATGGTCGATGCGTTCACGGAGATCGTGGACGTGTACGGCACGGAATCCGCGCTAGCTGCGCGGGATTATGCGCTGGCTGATTATGCGGCGCGTGGTGAGCGAGTGAGGGCTGGCCAGATCGACTTGGCGGCACCGTCGCTTGAGCAAGCGGACAAGTCTGGCCGGTGGGCAGTGTTTGGCGTGCAGGACGAGTTCGAGGCCGCCGCGCTAGACCGACTACAGGGCGCACTCACGCGCCTAGTGCTGCAGTCCTACCGGGAAACGGTGCTCAATGCCGCGCGGGATCATGGGCGGCGCACCCGCACGGCGGTGGCTCGTGTCCCGGAGGCGGGCGCGTGTGCGTTTTGTCGCATGTTGGCCTCTCGTGGCGCGGTGTATGGGTCTGCCAGGTCTGCGCAGTCCACGAAGGACGGAAACCGTTTTCATGACAACTGCAGGTGCTCAACACAGATCGCCCGCATTGACGGTAGAGACCTGCCGCAATCGGTGCGGCATCTAGAGCGCGAATGGGCGCAGTTCTCGGAGGAGACCGACAGTCTCACGCTGTCCAGCTACGCAAAGTGGCTTAAAGAGGGGGCGAGCCGTTAAGGGGCTTTACCAGGTTCGATTCCTGGCGTCTCACTACCGCTTCCTATAAGGGTGGCGGGTTTTTATTGGACGGGGCTAAATGTCCCGGTTGTACGCACGAGTATGTGCGGTGATTTTTAGGGGGCTTTATGTCTGACAATCCAACACCTAACAACATGCCTAACGCTGACGCGAAGGCCGATGAGGCTAATGCCGATAGCGGGTTCGAGGCGATCACAAGCCAGGAACAGCTGGACAAGATTCTATCCAAGCGCCTAGAGCGCGAGCGGGCGAAGTACGCGGACTACGAGGAGCTGAAGAAGCAGGCGGCGGAGGCTGCCGACTCTCGTAGCGAAGTAGAAAAGCTGAACGACCGCGTTAAGGAGCTAGAACAGGAACGCCACCAGAGCGCGCTAGAGGCCGCGAAAGCTAAGGCGGCTAGCGAGCATGGCGTACCGGCTGATCTTCTCGTAGGCGACGATACGGACGCGATTGAGGCGCACGCCAAGCGTCTTGCGGAGTATGTGGCCGCGCAGGCGCCAGCAACGGGCGCATACGTGAAGAACGTAGGGCGCGATGAGGCTGAATCGTCTGCCGAGGCGTACGCGCGCCGCATGTTGGCAGGCAGCTAGCCCTCGCTAATAAAACCAAGCCACAAACACACGATTCCTTGAAGGAGGAACACACTAATGGCTACGCAAAAGCTCAACTCTCTGATTGGCGGCAAGGGCGGGCAGGATACCCTGCCACGGAACCTGTCCCAGGAAATTTGGAAGGACGCACTGGAAGAAGCGGTCGTTCCGCGCCTGTCTAAGGCGCACCCGGTGATTCTGGGCGAGAACACGATTCCGACGCTGACTAAGCGCCCGGCTGCCGCGATCATCGGCGAGGGCGAGAACAAGAAGCAGTCCGATATGCAGATCGGTGCTAAGAGCTTCCGACCGATCAAGGCTGTGGTCGGCATGGAGTTCACCATGGAGGCTATCGAGACCAACCCAGTGAACGTGCTCGAGCAGATCGGCGCGGAGGCCGCCGGCGCTCTGGCTCGTCAGATTGACCTGGCTGTCCTTCACGGTCGCCAGGCTATCGACGGTGGCCAGCTGTCTGGCCAGGAATACGTGACCAAGACCGCCCACGAGATCGAGCTGCCAGAGCCGGAGGCGGTCGATGAGGCTATGTGGGAAGGCTACGGCCTGGTCAATGAGGCCGACGGCAACTTCGACGGCTTTGCTGCCGACCCGCGCTTTGCCGCCTACATCGCTAACGCGCGCGACAAGGAAGGCCGCCGCCTCTACCCGGAGATCAACATGGGCGGCCAGGGCATCTCTACCTTCGCTGGCCTGCCGGTGGCGGTCGCTAAGACTGTGTCTGGCCGTGTTGACGCCTCTGCGGACACGAACATTCTGGCTATCGGCGGCGATTGGCAGCAGGTTCGCTTCGGTCGCGCACTGGATATTCCGCTGCGCCGTATCGAGTACGGCGACCCGCTGGGCAACGGCGACCTGCAGCGCCGCAACTCCGTGGCGTTCATCGCGGAGATCATGTTCGGTTGGACGATTATGAAGGATGACGCTTTCGTCAAGTTCGTGAAGCCGGGCGATACCGTTCCGGGTTCCGGCGCGTAAGACGATAGCGTCACTATGACGGAAGGGGGAGCCTATGGCAATCGAAATTACCCCTGACGAGTTGCGCGCCTACGGCCTCGACATCACGGACGAGACGGCGGAGCTGTTTATCCGTGATGCCGTGGCTATGGCGGTCACTATTGCGCCGGGGCTGAAGAATGCTGACCAGGATACGCAGGACGCGGCGGCTGGTGTGATCCGCGGCGCGATTGTGCGCTGGGGCGAGTCTGGCGCTGGTGGTGTGGCTTCGCAGTCGAAGACGATGGGGCCGTTTAGTACCCAGGAGTCCTACCGTCAGCGCTCGTCCATGTTTTTCCCGTCCGAGGAGGCGCTACTGAAGCGGCTCGCGGATTCCGCCTCGCGGCGTGTCTACTCGGTGGACATGCTGCCTAATGAGGCGCGCGGGCTGTATCAGGATTGGCCGTCGACGTGGCCTGAAAAGTATCTTCTTGGACCGTATTCGACGGGGTGGGCGTGATGGATTTTCCAGTGAAGCACACTCTGCAATTACGGCGCGGTATGGAGGCGGTCAACGAGGATGGCGACCCTGCCTACATGCTCGGCGAGCCTGAACCTATTGCGGTCGCCGCATGGTGGCTCACGGGTGGCGAGGAGCCAGGTACTGATGGGCACATGTACCGGGTTGACTACGACGCTGCGGCGTTTATTCCCGTTGGTGCGAATATTCAGCCTGAAGATGAGATTTATCTTCCTAGTGTTGGCTGGTTTCGTGTCGATGGGCCAGTAGCCAACTGGGATCATGGTCCATGGGGCAGCGTTGGCCTGGACAAGGTGACGCTATCGAGGGGGTCTCATGAAGACGTGGCATAACTGGCACGCCTATGCCGTGCTGCGTAAGTCGCCGGGCGTGGCGCGTCTCGTCGACGAGAAGGCGCGGGCGGTACAGCAGTCCGCGCAGGCTAACGGCAAGGGCACTTACGTAATGGAGTCCGGCTCGCCGGGCACTGCTGATCGTTGGCGCGCGTTCGTTGCCACAGGCGATGGTGATGCGCGTCGAGATCAGGCGACCAACGACACGCTCTTGAAGGCGTTAGGGGCTGGTAGGTCGTGATTCCTGACGCTGAAATGGTGGCTGTAACGCTGCTTAGGCAGCGTTTAGACGTGCCGGTATACATCACCCCACCTAGGGACATTCCAAGCACCTATGTGCGTATTACGCGCCTAGGTGGGGTGCGGAGAAATGAAGTAACCGACGCGGCTCTTATTGGGGTTAATTGCTACTCCAAGAGCCGTAGCACGGCGGCCAAGCTAGCCAACGAGGCTCGCGTGGTGCTTGATGGCAGCGCGGGCGAAAAAGTACATGACGCGGGTATTCGGTTTTGGCGAGAAGTTGCTGGACCGGTGAACTACCCGCAGCCAGACGTGGACAGGGTTCGCTACCAATTCACAGGCGAGCTTCGGCTGGCAACAAACAACATCACTCATTCCTAAAGGAGGAATATTCACATGGCACTGGGTAACACTCAAGATGTTCTGGTTGGCATTCCCGATAGCTCTGGCGGGCTGTGGGTAGGCGACCTTATTACCGACACTTCGTCCCTTCCTGACGCTAGCACCGACCTGGAGGCTGCTGGCTTCGTCCCGGCTGGCTTCATTGGCGAGGACGGCGTCACGGAGGCTAACGAGCGCGATACCGACAAGATCAAGGCGTGGGGCGGCGATACCGTCCGCGTGATCCAGAACGACCACACCGTTACCTACAGCTTTACTTTCCTTGAGCTGGGCAACGCGGAGGTTCTGAAGCTGATCTACGGCGACGAGAACGTCGAGGTTTCGGGTGATCAGATTCTGGTGAAGAAGAACTCTGACATTCTGCCTCACAAGACCTGGGTTATTGAGGTCTTCGACCGTGGCGCAGATCGTAAGATTCGCCTGGTTGTCCCTGATGGCCAGATCACCGAGACCGGCGACCGCAACTTCACTCACTCTGACGTGATCTCTATGGAGGTCACGATCGAGGCGTTCGTGGACGCGGACGGCAACAAGGGCTACGAGTACCAGGTAAAGCCTGACGCTAAGCCCGGCAACTCCACCCCTAACCCCGAGGATCCGGGCAACTCTGAGGGTTAGATAGCTAGTTCGGCGCGTAGGGGTGCCGCGCCTAACAAGTAGCCCCCTTGGGGGCGGGGACTCCGTGTGCCGTCCTCGCCCCCTCTTTTTCATCTTTCACTTTTCTAGGCACACCGTTTTTCTATTGGAGGCACACGATGGCAACAAAGAAGAATCCAAACAAGTTCAACTACGACTTCAACGGCAAGAACATTGAGCTACCACGGTTCGATAAGCTGCCGTTCGGCACGATGCGCCGTATGCGCAAGGCTGACGAGTCTGAGCAGGCGTTCCTGCTGTTCGAGTCCACGGCAGACGAGAAGACCCTAGAGATCATCGACACTATGGGCATTGATGAGATCGGGGAGCTGCTGGAGGCGTGGCAGAAGGCCTCCGAGGTGACCACGGGGGAATCCGAGGACTAGTAGACGTTCTCGACGATCCAGGCAAGAAGGAGTGCATCGAGGCCGACCTGATCCGCGCAGGTATGCGGTTGAGGTGGTTCTTCGATCCTGACGCCCTGGATTACTCGTGGCGCGATCTACTAGTTTTCGTCAAGCATTCCCCTAAGGGGTCGGCGTTTCACGCCTTAGAGACCGGCGAAGAGGCGCTATGGGGCGTGCAGGAGCATCTGACGGCGAACCTCGTCGACCTGACGAGCATTCTCGTGTGGTTCAAGACTAAGGACGGCTCCAAGGGGCGCAATCGCCCTAAGCCGATCCCCCGCCCAGGCGTGCAGGAGCCGGGCAAGAAGAAGCATGGCGGGGCGAAGATTCCCGCGAAGAGGCTCGCGGAGTTGCTGGGCATGAAGTTCTAGATTAGGGAGCATCAGGTGGCTGGTATTGAGCTAGCGCAGGCGTGGGTTACGATCTCGCCCCGCACTAAGGGCATGCAAAAGGAGATCGACAAGCAGCTTAAGGGCATTGCCTCTAAGGGTGAAAAGACCGGCTCCGCGCTCGGCGAGAAGATCACCAGCGGCCTGAAGAAGACCGCCAAGGTTGGCGCGCTCGCCGCTGGTGGCGCCGCCGCTGCCGCTTTTGGCACTGCTCTGAAGAAGGGCTTTGATCGTCTTGACGCTATCGAGCAGGCGAAGGTGAAGTTCGAGGCGCTGGGCTATACCGCTAAGCAGCAGGCTGGCCTCATGGACGATGTGACGGCTGCGGTGAAGGGAACCGCGTTCTCCACGTCTGAAGCTGCCGACGCTGCCGCTATGGCTCTTGCGGGCGGTATTAAGCCCGGCAAGGAGCTGACTGGTGTCCTTAAGACTATTGGCGACTCCGCGTCGTTCGCTAACAAGAGCTTCGCTGACGTGGCTCCCATTTATACGAAGGCGATCAATAGTGGCCGCGTGATGGGCGATACGCTCATGCAGCTGGAAGAGAACGCTATTCCAGTTACACAGGCGCTCTCGCAGTCGATGGGTAAGTCGACTGAAGAAATTCGCAAAATGGCCTCCGAGGGCAAAATCTCGTTCGATGATCTGCAAAAGGCGATGGATGAGACGATCGGCGGCCAGGCGCTAAAGGCGGGCGATACATTCACTGGCTCGCTGGCGAACATTGGCGCTGCGTGGGCTCGTCTGGGTGAGACGATTCTTAGCGCCCCGTTTAACGCCGCCCCTGCAGTATTCAACAACATCTCCGACCGTATCGACGTGGCGAACGACAAGCTGAAGGGCTTCCTTGAGCTGTTTTCGACCGGCGAGTACACCAAGGAGATTGGCGTCAACCTTGCGGGCGGTGATGAGGCTAACGCGCTATCGGAAAACAGTGCGCTAGTGACAAACATTCTCAACTTCCGCGACAAGAGCATCGAAGCTATCGACGCGGTCAAGCATAGGTGGGATCAATTTCAGCGCGGCTTCAATGGCCAGGCGACCGAGGGCATGTTTGGCCGGTTAGGTCAGCACTTCGGAACACTGGCCGATGCTGCGCTACGCATGGCCACCCCGCTAGCCCGTGTCGCCACGTCGCTCGGCGAGGCCGGTATGACCGCCTCCATGGTTTCCTTGCTGGGTGTGCTCGAGGCGGTCACGCCACTGATTGACCATATCCTCGTGCCTGCGCTCGAGAAGCTTGCGGACATCATGGTCAATAACCAGGGCGCAGTGAATGCGTTCGTCACAGCCTTTGTCGGCTTCCATACGCTCAAGACCGCCAATAAAGGGCTGACGGCGTTTGGCGATAAGGCTAAGACCGCCTTTGATGCCGCCAAGACTGGCACTAGCTTCGTGAAGAACTTCGGCGGAGCGCTGAAGGATTCGTGGAAGTACGCGGGTCAGGCTGCGCCTAACGTTGGCGCGTTCGGCAAGGCGTCGCTGCTCGTGAAGGAGAATGCCAAGGCCGCTGGCTCTGCGCTCACGAAGATGAATGGCCCTATCGGAATGGCCGCGCGCGGCTTTAAGGGGCTTGGTCTAGCCATCAAGGCTAACCCGATCGGCGCGATTGTCACCGGTGTAGTGGCGGCTATTGCTGCGTTGACGTGGTTCTTCACGAAGACGGAGACCGGCAAGAAAATCTGGGCTAAGTTCATGGAGTTCCTACGCCCGGTTATTGACTGGATGGCGCAGAAGTTCTCGGAGCTGGGCGGCATTGTGTCGAATATGTGGGAGTCCTACATTAAGCCCGCACTTAGCGCGTTCGCCACTATGGCTAAGTGGGTGGCAGCTATCGTGCTGACGATCCTGATTACGCCGGTCATGCTGGCGTGGAAGGCTATGTCTGCGGTTTTCCAGTGGGCGTGGAATACGCTCATTAAGCCCGCGTGGGACGCAATGAAGGTCGCGGCGCAGTTCCTGTGGAATAGCGTACTGAAACCGGTTTTCGTTTTCATTAAGGGTGCATGGAACCTGCTGGCCTTGAGCATGAAGGCACACTGGGAGGGCATTATTCGCCCTGCGTGGGACGCCCTGAAGATCGCCGCGCAGTTCATGTGGTCGAACGTCCTGCAGCCCATTTTCGGCCATATTAAGAACGGTTGGCAGATCATGGCCGCCGGGATTAAGTGGATCTGGGAGAATGTCATTCGCGTGGCGTGGGACGCTCTCAAGACTGCGCTATCGGCGCTTTACAACAACGTCATCAAGCCGACATTTCAGTGGATCGGCGACCGCTGGCGAGACATGTCGAGAGTCCTGCACCAAGTTGCCAAGTGGATCGACGAACACGTATTCGGCAAGATCAGGACCGGTCTTGACTGGGTGAAGCGCGGGTTCAGTGTCGCCGTCGACGCGATCAAGAACACCTGGGATCGCATAGGCAATATCGCCCGCAAGCCCGTCGCGTTCATTGTGGACACCGTTTTCAATAACGGTATTCGCAAGGCGTGGAACGCGGTTGCAGGCTTCGTTGGCCTGGACGATAAGAAGCTCAAACCGCTTGGTCCCGTGGCACAATACGCCAAGGGTGGCGTTCTGCCCGGCTATACGCCTGGTCGTGACGTGCACGCTTTCTACTCGCCCACGGGCGGCCGGCTCGCCCTGTCTGGCGGCGAGGCGATCATGCGCCCCGAATGGACTCGCGCCATAGGTGGCCCAGCAGCCGTTGAAGCAATGAACCGCACTGCTCGCAGTGGCGGCGTAAACGCTGTAAAGCGCCAGCTCGGCGAGGGCGCAGGGTTCCACACGGGTGGCGTTATCGCCTTCAAGAAGGGCGGCACATGGGACGATAAGATTCGCCGCACCCAGGCGGAGGCGCGTAAGCACCATGGCAAGCCGTACCAGTGGGGCGGTGTGGGCAACCCGTCATTCGACTGCTCTGGCCTGTGGTCTGCGATCACTAGCCACCTGAATGGTGGCCCGTTCGGCGGTCGCCTGTTCACTACCCACACCTTCATGGGCAGCACCCCTCCGGGCTGGTCGCCCGGTCTGTCTGGCCCCGTCACTGTTGGCGTGAACAGCGGTCACATGGCTGGCACCCTGGGCGGCATCAACATGGAGTCCGCGGGCGGCGGCAAGGGAGTTCAGATCGGCGGCTCCGCGCTTGGCTCTGACGATCGTAGTTTTACGAAGCAGTTCACGCTGCGAGACTTTGTCGGCGAGTTCATCTCTGGTGGTTTTGGCATTACTGGCGGCGGCAACCCGGTTGCACGGCTCGCCAAGGCTGCGTGGGATAAGGTCATCGACGCCCTGCCGAAGTTCAAGGAGAAGGTCGGACCGTGGGCTCCCGTGCCGGGCAAGTTCCTGAAGAAAGCCGCCTCGACCATGTGGGACTGGATTAAGTCTAAGCTCCCGATTGGCGGCGGTGGGTCGAGTGACGTCGACCTGTCTGGCGTGAACGGCGACACTATGGCCAAGGTGCAGGAAGTGTTCAAGCGCCACGGCTGGACTGGCCAGCAGTGGGAGGACGCGAAGTGGATCATCGGGCGCGAGTCCGGCTGGAACACCACGGCGACCAACCCGTCCTCGGGTGCGTTCGGCCTGTTCCAGTTCAATCCGTCCTCAGGCACTCTGCAGCAGTACCTGCCTGACCGCAACCCAGATGCCGCTGTGCAGGCTAACGCCGGTGCGCGGTACATCAAGGATCGTTACGGCGACCCGTCGGCTGCTCGTCGTTTCTGGGAGGCGAACAACTGGTACGACAACGGCGGCTACCTGCAGCCGGGTGTAACCCGTGTTCACAACGAGACGGGCAAGCCGGAGCCGGTGTTCACTAATGCCCAGTGGCAGACGCTGAAGAAGGCGATCCTGTCGAACGAGCAGTGGGCGCAGGTCGCCAGGCCGATGGTTAGCGAGATCGAGAAGTTCGCCAACGGCGTGCGCGTCAAGCAGGTCGATAAGCCGGTCGAGATCGACGACCCGAAGGCCAAGGGCTCCAAGGCTAGCGCTAAGGACGAGAGCGACGAGAAGGTTGCAGAGACCACCTCCGAGAAGGAGGAGGTTAAGCCTGACGAGGTGGGCGCATCTATCGCAGCTGGACTCATTGAGGGGCAACTGGAAGATGTGCGCAATGTGTTCGGCCTGCCTGCGCTCAAGGAGGTTCCGGCGGTCAAGGCTGCCTTGGAGGCCAATAAGGCCGTTGTGGAAGATGGCGGCGAGTCTAACCCGGTTGCTGACCTGCTCGAGGCTGGCTGGTCTGGGGCGATCCTGGACACAATGAGGGGCGGGGACGTGGTTCCGCTCGCCCTGAAGTCCGCAGAGGAGATGGCACGCACGGCACCACAGCTGGCTAGCGCTGGTATGGCGTCTATCGCTAGGGCGACCTCTGGTGCGCCTGCTGCTGCCGCTAGCGCTGCAGCCAACCCTGGACAGTCCGTCAAGATCGTTGTGGATTCAACGCAGCGTGCGTTTAGTGAATATAGGAAGCTGCAGGCGAAAACGTCTGCAGGCGCGAAGGGGGTTAGGTAAATGGGTTTCGCTGATTCGGTAGATGTGGCGCTCCATGGCGCCGATGGGTCGATCTGGAATATCAGTGGCCCACGCTCGGCGCATTCCCCAGTGGTGATGGTCGAGGGTGGCGTGGGCGATCTGTTCGACGCGCCCGCCGCTACCCACTTCAAGCCACGGGCAGGCCAGGCGGGCACTACCTACCGAGGTTTTCGCATGGAGGAGCGCAACATCGTTTTGCGTGTCCTGATCTACGCGGACTCGTCGGTAGAGTGGGCGCGCATCGACTCTGATTTCCGCCGCGCGCTGGACTACGACAAGCAGTCCGAGCTCGTGGTGCGCTCCACGATGAGTGGCGAGCGTCGCCTGAAGGTTCGTTTGGGTGAGGCTCCGTCTTATCAGTGGGATAAAGACCCGCACTATCACGCCGCGAGCTTGGTCGAGTTTGTAGTCACGGCTGAAGATCCGTTTTGGTATTCAGCGCACGAGCGCGACGAGTACGTATTTGACGGTCTGAATTGGTACGGCAGCACTGTGACGGTCAGTAACCCCGGCGATGTGCCCACGTGGCCGAAGTGGGTGCTGACCGCTCCGGCGAAGTTCATTCTGCCTGACGTGTCATTCCGCGAGGACGGCGAGAAGGATCGCACGATTGTTCTCCCGTTCCAGCCGCTGGGGCGTGAGGTGCTCGTTGACACTGATCCGCTAGAGGAGCTGATCACCGCCAACGATGACACGTTGTTGTGGGCGGAGATGGGCGGGCAGTTCTTTCAGAATCCGATCCCGCCGCGCACAGCGCCCACGGAGATTCCGGTGGCGGTCGACCCGTTGCCTAACCTGCCGGTGGTTTTACCGCCGGGGTGGCGTGAGTGGATTGCCAGCGAGATCGCCAGGTGGGCTAAGAAGCTCGGTAAGGAAGAGGTGTTTAGGCGCACGCCTGAAGATGTGGCGCAGGTGATCCATGAGGCGCTGTACAACCCGAAGCGCCCGCCATGGCTGCAGAAGATCGGCGACCCGATCCTGGACTTCCTGAAAGTGGACTACATCGCTGGGCGGCTCATTAACGCCTGGGGGCAGACAAACAATATGGCTGGGGCAACCGCGCAGATTCGTGTGGATCATAAGTGGTCTCGCCCGTGGGGTATGGAGTAAGAGGAGGTGTAGGCGGTGGCTAACGCCGATCTGGACAGGCTGGACTCGATCTACGAGGCTGCTCTGTCTCGTCGCATGAGGCGGGCGGATATTCGCCGTAAAGAGCCGGAGGTCTACATCTACGACGGTGACTGGCAGCTGGTCGCTAGGTGCCTCGGTTTCTATGATGCCTCGTTCGAGTGGAAGCTCAATGCGGTGGGTGCGGGGCAGCTTGTCCTGCCGTATGAGCACCACTTGGCGAAGTGGGTTATCGAGCACTGGCGGCGCAAGAAACAAAACGTGCATGTCAGGGTGGATAAGGACGGCGCGCGGTGGACTGGCCGCCTGTCTGATGCCGTGACGGAGCAGGACGAGAACGGGGTGCGTAGCGTTACCCTGAACTTCTTGCACGACATGGAGGAGCTGCGCCACATTCAGGTGTGGTCTAACCCGCTGACCCCATCGGCGGTGCAGTTTCCGAAGCAGTTCATCTTGGCTGGGCCGTCGGTCTACACCCTGAAGCTCTCGTTGTTCCTGAATCTGTTCCGACTGCAGGGGAATCTGTGGTCGCTACCTGATGACCCACTGTCGGCACGCTCGTGGCTGCAGGGGCTGAATTACAAAGAGTGGCCTATCGTGGTCAAGCCTTCGTCGCTATTGCTTGATGATTCCAAGTGGACTGTGCTGGTGAGCCGATTTAAGAACTGGTTGGATATGGCGGAAACCACATTGGGCGACGGGCAGCTGATGGTGGAGTGTCGCCGATGGTTTCCGGGCGACCCGCAGCCGTGGTTCGGCGCTGGGCTATATAGGCCGGGGCAGCTGGTTATCGACATTGTGGACAAGTCTGGCTGGTTTAGCGAAACGGCGATCGGCGGCACTATCGCAGGCGGGTTTATCCGCAGTGGCTTGGAGCTCGCAGACAACCTCGTCGATGAGGCGCGCGCCGCGCTCGAGTTCGTCTCGGAGCCGGAGCAATACGCAGTGTCAGGCTTCCTCGGCGTGGCGCCGCAAAAGCCGTGGATCGCCTATCGGACTAACGTCCGCGATGGGCAGAATACGGCAGAGTCCACGAGCTTCACGTGGCAACCCGCCACGGTGGGGCAGGTGACCGTGGGCGGCCACTCTATGCCGGGCGTGAACGAGGGGATTAGCGCGTCGATCAAGCTGGCCGGCGCGCTGGCGTCGCGGTACTTCTTTATCCCTGATTTCGGCGGCGCTGCGGATACGCTGCTCGCGCCACTGTATGAGGATGTGTTCCTAGCGTTCCAGACCGTTAAGAGCCCGCTGCGCACGCGGAAGCTTGGCTGGTCGCACTACTACGAGAACTTCGGTTCGGGCGGCGATAAAGCCTATACACTTTCAAGCTTGCTGGCTATCCGTGCGGAGTTTTGGCGCACCCGTCAGCGCGTTTCGCACTCCATGCAGATTGGTGACGCTTCGCCGTACCTGATCGGCGAGAACGGCGAGGGGCATTTCTTCCTCGGTGATCGTGTGGGTGGCGAGGTGCCGGGTGCGCCTGATGGCTACACGGTGGTCGAGCAGGTCAAGGAACTGAAACTGTCGTGGGGCGCGGATTCGCCGCATGAGTGGGAAATTACCGTCGGCGACCCGAACGATGTGGAAGACCCTGTAGAGCACGCGCTTGAGCGTATCCGCGAGGTAACGGGCGCGATCCATGATCTAGGAGTGATTTAGCCATGGGGCTACCTACACAAGACAAGTGCAATATGGGCAAGCCAGACGAGCACTTCCTATGGGCGCTGCTGAATATTGGTGATTCGATTGGCGCGCCCCTATTGGTGCCTGAAGCGATCCTGCGGGAGTGGTCGAAACACCTATACCTGGCTGGCTTCAGACATGACAGTGGCAAGCAGGAAATCTGGTATGAGGCGCCGCGTGATGGCGTGAGCGTGTTCGATGGTGCGGCTGGTGGCCGGTGGGTCGACCACCCGCCGGGGAATGACGAGATGCAGCGGGTGGTGGACTCCATGTCCGATGATGACCGCGAGGCGCTACGTAGGGCGCTGGATAAGGGGGCAGAGTAGTGAGCGTTTATCCTGACGATTCCAAGCCGGTGCCGAAAGGGGCTTATACCCCGTCGAGCGTGAAGGCGCTGCAGTCTGTGACTGAAGATTCTGCGCGGGCGGAGATTCGCTCGCAGGCACTGCTGCCATGGCGCGAGGGGAGAACGAACTTCTTCACCAACATCATCGGCGGTATTGGAAAAGCTTTTCAAGAAGGTTTGCGCGGGATCGCGGGCAGCTTAAGCAGCATTTTCAACCCCGTCAAAGAGGCTGGCGTGGAGGTGCGGGACTACCAGACCACCTTGAATGACCGCGTAGAACTACTGGACGGCGTGCGTGGCTATGCATCGGCCTACCAGACGCTTAACGTCTATACCGACTCTGGCTACGTCTTTTCGGGATACAAATGGCGCTTTCTGCCGTTTGGCGGGCAGCTTGGCCCATCAAGAGGCGCGAGGGTAGACCCTGATGGCGGCCTCGTTCTGGAAGAAACCGGGCTGTGGACGGTATACGCCACTGTCACAAAGGACGACACGAGCGGACTTGGTGCGCTATCTAACGACCAGGTAGACGTTCATCTTTTCGTGAGTCGAGATAAGTGGACTAAGAACGACTCGCCACCCGCCGATACCTTGCTGCGTGAGTTGCGCACTACGGATATGACAATCATTGGCGGTAAGCAGACCGCAACCGTGGTGTTCTCCGTGGTGGTGGATCGCCCGAACGTGTTTGTGGGGGTGCGCGCCTCGGCTATCAGTAATACGCGCTTCCTGGGGGGCACCTTGTACTCGAACCTTTTTGCCATAAAGCACGATAACCGGGCGATTGAGCCCGGCCAGAAGACAGTCCCGAACGAATAGGAATCAGGTGGTTTGTGATGGCTACTATCAACGGAAGTTTAGCGTCGGTGAACTCGGTGCCCACCGAGGGCACGGTTCTTTTGCGAGCGCTGGAACTTAGGCCAGGTAGCACTTTCGCGGTGACGGGCGAGCCGAAGGTCGCGGTAATCAAGGGCGGCCGCTTCACGATCGAGAATGTGGAGCCTGGCCCAGTGCAGCTAACGATCCAGGGCAACGGGGTGACTCACGATGTGCGAGTCGATGTGCCTGATGAGGCCGATGTGGATTTCCTCGACCTGCTGGACAACGTCTACGAGTGGGAGCCGGAGCAGGTTAGCGCCGTAAAGAAGGCAGCGCGTGAGGCTCGCAAGGCTGCGGACGAGGCTGGCCGCATCGCCTCCGCATTCCGTGGCGCAGAGCAGCTCGAGGGGTGGGCGGAGTCTGCGTCATCGTCCGCTGACGCTGCTGGTAAGTCCGCTAAGTCCGCCGCCTCGTCTGCAGGTGCAGCCAGGTCTGACGCGAGTGCAGCGAAGGCTGACGCTGGCAAGGCGGCTACGTCCGCAAGCGCGGCGAAGACTTCCGCTGATAATGCTGGCAAGTCCGCTACCGCCGCTGATGGTTCCGCGACCGCGGCTGATAAGTCTAGGTCTGACGCATCGTCGTTCGCTAATTCCGCTAAGTCGGCTAGTGAGTCGGCTACGGCGAGTGCGCAGGCGGCGGCTGATTCGGCGAGCGCGGCGAAGGCTGACGCGGGCAAGGCGGCTACGTCCGCGACGGGGGCTAGTGACTCCGCGAAGGCGGCTAAGGCCGATGCTGACCGTGCGAAAGTAAGCGCTGATAGTGCTAGTTCGTCCGCTAGTGGCGCGAAGGGTAGTGCTGACGCGGCTAAGGGGGCTGCTGATGCGGCGGGTAAGTCTGCAAGTGCGGCGGCGTCTAGCGCGGGTGCGGCGAAGGCTGATGCTGGTAAGGCGGCTACGTCCGCGACGGGGGCTAGTGACTCCGCGAAGGCCGCTAAGGCTGAGGCTGACCGGGCTGTGGGCGTTGTGGATTCCGTGCAGTGGGATGGTGACCGGCTCACGGTGGCGGGTAAGACGTCTCCGTCGCTGCGTGGCGAGAAGGGCGATAAGGGCGAGCCTGGCGAGTCTGGCGCGTCTACGTGGGACACGGTGACGGGGAAGCCCGCTGCGTTCCCGCCGGAGGCTCATAAGCACAAGATGGCCGATATTAGCGACCTACCGAAGGTCTCCCCCTACGGAGACCCGAATACGATTATGCAGCGTAGCTCCAGCGGACACGCGATCCTCAACGCGAACGCCACTCCTACGTCTATTGCCCATGTGACGCATAAGAAGTACGTGGACGATAGGGACGCCGCGACCCTAGCGGAGGCGCGCGCGTTGGTGGGGTCACGCCCGGCGTTCTTTTCGGGATCAGGCGCGCCACCGTCGTCCATTCCCGGCGCTGTCGTTGGGGATTACTACCTCGATGAAACGACGATGGAACTTCACAAGATCACGGGGGTGTAAGCGATGGCGATTAAGACTGTTTCCCTTGGGAAAATGAGGGGAGAGGGGTGGGTCTTTCAACCCCAAAAAGACACGAGATACTACCTGCCAAAGGGGGATTACACGTTCTTGGTAGCGGGTGAACCTTATGGTTCCAGTTATATAGGCATTATCCCTAGCGCGGGGCGCTTCTACTCGAAAAAGGATAGAGTCTATTCAGCCGAAATACGGGGGGTTGAGTGGTTTGAGTTTCGTGGCGACGTTTTGCAGGTGGCGATTATCCCCGGGGCGGTAATGAATAAGACACCGCGGGCAACACCCGCACCAGGCGCGGCGACGCTCCCGTCTGGCAACCCCCGTGGGAATTTTGAACTTGACGTTCTATACAAGGTTGGCGACACGGTGACCGTTTGGAATCAAACGCCGTCCATCAACGGCACCTACGAATGCATCGAAGAACACAAGTCGTCGTTCTACGACTATCCGTGGAACAGCGCCCGGAAGTGGAAGAAGATTCGTGACGCTAGTGGCAACCCCGTCTAGACCCGCGCGCTGTTCGAGAAAATCTAACAACATCTAACAACCCCCGCTTTTCGGCGGGGGTTTACTCATGCCCAAAACAAGGAGGAGGGGAGCATGGACTGGGAAAAACTCGAACCAGACAAATACAACCTAGTGAAAAAGCATTTCACTAAAGGCCGTGGAGGACGCAAAATCCGACACGTCACCCTGCACCACATGGCCATGATCGGCGACGTAGACAAATGCGTAGCCGTATGGCGCGACCGCCCAGCGAGCGCCCACTACTGCATCGACCAGTACGGCAAGATCGGCCAGGCGGTTAATGATTGGGATACGGCGTGGAGTAATGCGAACCTGCGGTCGAACCAGGAATCAATCACTATTGAGCACTCCAATAGTGGCTACGCAGATAAAGACTGGCCGATCAGTGAGGCTACCCGCGAAGCGGGCGCGCACCTCGTGGCCGCGATCTGCCGATACTACAAGTTGGGCAGGCCGGTATCTGGTAAGAATGTCCGTTTCCACTCTATTGAGTCCGGTGGGTCTACGGGGTGCCCGTGGCACCTGCGACCAGGGCATAAGTACCACGATTCCTACATAGTCCGTGCGCAGTGGTGGTACGACCAGATGGGCAAAAAGGCCGCACCGAAGCCCGCGCCGAAGCCCGCGCCTCAACCGCAACCCAAGGGGGATTCCATGGCGGATTTCGACCAAATCAACCGGCGCTACAAGAGTCGCGTGCCGGGATCGCTCGTGACTATGACCCCGCGTGACGCGCTATACAACACGGACGCGCACGCCTACCTGATCCTGCAGAAGATCGAGCGACTAGAGCAGAAGATCGACCAACTCACAGAAGGGAAATAACCATGCAGCAGCAGAAACTAACCCCCATGGCGTGGGTACGCCTCGTGATCTACGTGATCTCCGCACTAGTAGGCGTCGCAGCGGTCGTGGCAACCACACTGGGCTACACGGACATCGCAGCACTCCTAGGCACCCTCGCAGGCGCGGGCGCAGCTATCACAGGCGGCACGGCAGCAGCCAACCTTCCTAAAGCCCCAGACCAAGCACCCCTGGCAGGCCTTGACCTCGTAGCGGCGCTCCAGGCGCTCCCTACTATCGCGGCGGCTGCGCAGACCTACCAGCAGCAGGCGAGCTACGAGCCACGCCACGCAGCACCAGAGGTGGAGCCGGAGGTTGAGGGCGCATACCCGGGGCTGGACTCATGAGCCGCACCTGGTGGGCAACCGACGCGGCAGGACTACTCATAGTCGGCATAGCCACCATCGCGCGCGGCATCTCATACATGCCCGGCGTTGTCAACCAGGATCGACGCGCAGCACACTACCTAGAAAGCGTGTTCCAACCGTCCGTGTGGAGCGTTGTGTGGATCGGCATTGGCCTGATCTGCCTTATTGCGACGCTGTCCCCTAAGCTCATGCCGACGTGTGTGGGGCTGGTTGTTGGCATTCACGCAGCATGGGGCACTAGCTTCATGGCCGGCCAGTTTTTCGACGAGCAACTGCCCCGCGCCTGGGTGAGCGCACTATCCTACTACCTCATCTGCGCCCTAATCCTATGGGCATTCGGCCGAGGGAAAGCCACAGAGGTACGCATAGCTAAGGAGGGGTGATGGACGTGAGCGCGATTCTCACAGTCGCGGGGACAGTCGCCGTTGCGCTAGTCGGCGGCCTATCCACCCTCATTGGCCAGCGTATTTCGGCACGCTCCCAGGAGAAAGCGGCGGAGGTGACTACCCGCGCGGAGGAGTGGTCAAAACTGCTAGCGGAGACGAAAGCGTATGCGGACGAGCGCCTGGAGGGGCAGCAGCAGCAGATTGAGGAGTTGCAGGCGGATATGCGCACCGTCAAGCAGCAACTCGCTGATCTGAAAGCTAGGTATCGTGCCGCGCTTGAGACGATTCGCAGGTGGCTGCGCGACCACCCGAACCACCGGCTGCAAATCCCCGAAGAGATTCGGGACGATCTGAAAAACCTTTGATAGACTAACCATGCTGCAAGAGGGCGCGCCCCGCCGACGAAAAGCGCCCTCCACCCCCTGCAGCAATCCCCCATAGACCCCCACCATGTGGTCGAGCTTTGGCTCCCCGTGGTGGGGGTCTTTTTTGCGTTTCTAGGCGTCTTTGATCTGGTACACGCGGCTGCGTGCCATGCCGGTGATCCGGCAGATGTCTACTACTCGTGCGCCTGCTGCGAGCGCTGCGCGTACTGCTGCCATGCGCTGCTGCTCTGCAGTTTGGAAGTCGATGTGAGCCTCGTTGTAGGCGCGTGCTGCGTCTTCGAGGTCTGCGAGTTGTCGGTCTCCGAGGTCGCCTGCACGTTGGGCTTCTCGGCAGGATTCCATGAGGAAGGCGGCGTCGTCGTCGTTGATCTCGTCTGGGTTGATGGTGTCGCCGGTTTCGCGGGCGAGCTGGTCGATGTAGGTGTCTAGGCTGTCGCGGGCTGCGTCGTCTGTGATGTCTAGGGCGGTGGCGACTAGGCGGGTGAGTGTGTCTAGGTCGGTCATGATGGCTCCTGTGTGGGGTATGAGTGTAGCCCCGCCGGTTGTGGCGGGGCTGGGGGTTAGAGGGCGTTGGCTTCGACTACTGCCCAGAAGTCCACATCCTCGTCGAGCATGTAGCGGTAGTCGCTGCCCTCGCCGGTGGTGGTGAGTACCTGGTCGGCGATGGCGTCGATGTCGTGCTCGTCGGCGTAGTCGCCGAGGGCGGTGATGGTCTCGTGGTGGATGGCTTCGTGGCGGTCGGTGTAGGTGGTCATTTTGGGGTTCCTTTCGGTGTGCGCCCCGGGGCTTTCCCTTGGCTTCTGTAATTAGTATATGTCATGTCGCTAGATGTTGTCTAGTCGGTAGACTCTTTTTTATGTGTGATGTCCACCACACCACCAGCCGGGCGCTCCCACCAAGCCACATCCACACTCACTCCCTCCGACACAGCACCCATCACCCGTAGCTGATGCCTCCGCAGAGACAGCACCCGCTGCCGGGCGCTTTGCTGAGACATCCCCGTACCCCTCGCAGCCATCCTCCATGTCGCTCCGCCAGCCTGCGCCCTATCGATCCTCGCTAGCATCTCCCCATCCGCGCCATTCCGGTTCCGGTAGCGCAGGATTTGCTCGCACACAGGACTAGCGCACGTCATAAAAGGCGACCGCCCAACACCCCTAGGTTCCCCACACACGGCACACACCCCGTCATGCACCCGCTTGCGCTTACCCTGAATCCTCTGCGTCCCCGACTCGCGCGCACTGTCACGCGCCACGCCACGCCGCCTAAAATCATCCCCCGAGCGCGCATGCGCCGCCTTCTCGGGATCACGCGCCTTCTCAAACTTTTTCCACTCGTCGGAGTCGAGCCTCGCTCTAGCCTCGGCGGATTTCCTGCGCGCCAACTCCGGGGCGACGAGGGCGGTTCCGCGAGGCAACCCGTGCCTGTCCTTGTACGCTTTCGCCCGCAGCCCATGCGTGCCGTAGATATGGCCAGCGACGGAGGCGAAATACTCCCCGCACTCATGGCACATGATCGACTTGTCGTCGCCGTCGATGATCCCGTACCGGCCACGCCCACTAGGCTCGCCGACGCGCTTTTCGCGGGTGAAAATGTCCTGGCCTCGTCGCTGGCGTTTGTAGTGGGTTAGGCAGAGGCCTTTTGCTGCCACGGGTTTGTCACAGTCGAAAACCTGGCAGGTTTTTTGTTTAGTCAT